TGACAATAGGGAATTTAACTGCCACAGAAGAGGTATTTGCACATCTTGGAGTCTTAAGTGATGATGAGATGTTTGCATTTTATCAAGGGTTAGAAAGTTCTAGATTGGATGGTGTATTTGATACTTTTTTGCCACCATTCATGGAGGAGGAAGGTTTTAAGAACTTCGTCCCTTATGAATCCGAGACAAATTAATCCCACAATGAAAAACTCCCAAAAACTTGGAAAACCAAATGGTTTGGGAGCACCTCAGAAGGTGATTTCCAAGACAACAACAACTAGATTGGCTAGCTCCAATCCAGTGTTGACCCCTTCTCAAAAGAAGAAGGCATTAAAAAGTGATTACAATATTGCTAAAACAGTTGACACAAAGGGCCGTGTTCAACTGATGCATACTGTGCCTCAATGCACAAGAGAATACTTGTCTGCTAGACTTGACCCCTGGGCCACTGGCTCTGGGGCTTGTCTACCTAATGGTCAGTATACAATGCGATCTGCTAAGTTTAAAGTTACTTCAGCCGGCCAGTTACAACTGGGAACAACCGGTGTTGGTTTCATAGCTTTACGACCAGATTGGGCCAATGACGGTCAAAACGTCATTACAACGATTGCGGCTTCTGTCGGAACGTCCTCAACAGTTTTATCTTCATTTACAAACCTCCAATATTATAATTTCCAAAATCTACCCTATCCTACTGCATCATTTGGAACAGCTCTTCAAGGGCGCTTTGTTGCGGGAGGAATACGAGTTCAATATGTTGGAACTCTTATGAATCAAAATGGTTTAGCTTATGCTTACACTGATCAAGACCATTCATCATGTATGGGTGGGACTCTTATTACCTTGGGTAACCTCGAACTAACAAAAAGGGTCGTTGTGACTGGAAATGTCCATCAGTCCGGTAAGGACTCATGGCTTGTTCAGGCATGTGACAACGGTCCTGTTCTCCCCCAGGAGTATGAATTCCTCCAATCATCTGCTTCAGCTGGAGCAGCATACATGGTTATTATGATTCAAGGAGTGGCAGGTGATGCATATGAATTTGAAGCTGTACAACATGTCGAGATAATTGGCTC